GTTGGCTCCAGCACCATCCAGGGCGCAAGCCAAAAGATACTCTGAGTTGGATTCAGGGAAACCACGGTTTCCAAATCTAACGAAGGAGCAACTCTTTGGCAAACACTCTCTTAACCATTTCGATGATTACGAGAGAGGCGCTCCGAGTACTCGAAAACAATCTCACCTTCACAAAATACGTTCGCAGAGACTTTGACGATTCGTTCGGTCGAGCAGGCGCCAAGATTGGCACTGTGCTCAACATCCGTAAACCAGCGCGTTATGCTGGCCGGACAGGTCAAGGACTCTCGATTGAAGATGCCACCGAGACTCAGGTACCTCTCGTCCTCACCACGCAGCAAGGCGTAGACATTGCATTTACCTCGCAAGACCTCGCACTATCCATTGACGACTTCAGCGACCGTTTCATTCGTCCAGCGATTGCCAACATTGCAAACCACATCGACTACGACGGCATGCAACAGTACCTGAACGTAAACAACGTGATTGGCACGCCTGGCACGGTTCCCAACGCGCTTCTGACCTACTTGCAAGCTGGCCAGCGACTCGATGAGGAAGCAGCGCCACGTGACAATCTGCGCAGCTTGGTCATTTCACCAGCCATGCAGGCGACTATCATTGACACTCTCAAAGGCCTCTTTCAAGAGTCCAGCGAGATTGCCCGGCAGTACGAAGAAGGCACAATGGGGCGGTCGATTGGCATGAAGTGGTCAATGGACCAGAACGTAGGCATCAATGTCATGGGCAACTATGGCATTTTGCAGCCTACCTACACGCTGGCAGGCTCGACAGCAACATCTATCGTATCAGGCAACTGGACGGTAACGACTTCAACGCTGCTGGCAGGGAATGTCATTACTTTCGGTTCTGGCGCAACTGGCGTATATGCGGTCAATACGCAGTCCAAGGCTTCGACTGGCGCGCTACGGCAGTTCGTAGTGACAGCCAACGCGACAGCTACAGGCGGCGGTGCAATGACCTTCACGATATCGCCGGCAATCGTTACCAGCGGACCGTTCCAAAACGTTACCGCAGCTCCAGGCAACGGCGTCAGTATCAACTTGCTGGGCGGCCTTTCAGCAGCTAACGTATCAAGCCCTCAAGCACTGGCATTCCACAAGGATGCTTTTGCGCTTGGTTCTGCGGATCTTCCGCTGCCGGGTGGGGTTGACATGGCGGCTCGCGTTGCTGACAAGCAGCTAGGCATCTCCATTCGCCTCGTTCGCGCCTATGACATTAATACAGATCGTTTCCCGACTCGTACTGACGTTCTGTACGGCTGGACAACGCTCTATCCCGAGCTTGCTTGCAGGGTGGCATCATGAGCCTAAACTACACAACCATCGTTGGCGCAACGACTCCCAACCAGACCGTATTCAGCGTAACGTCCGCTACGGGTATTACCTCGCCAGTATTCAACACTGGAGCAGGCATTACCTACATTCTCTGCGACCAGGAATTGATGCTGGTCACAGCGGTAAGCGGCGTCGTGGTGACAGTGCAGCGCGGCGTAGGCGGAACCAGGGCGATGAGCCACAACGCTTTGGCTCCGATCGTATCAGGGCTGCCAGCTGACTTTCTGGGCTTCAAGCCTGCCATCCAGGCATTCAGCATCGTCCAGCCAGAAGTTGGCTTTATGATGCCTGGCCCAGTCGTAGCTTCTGCCGCCAGCATCGTATGCCCCAGCGGCTTCTTCCACGTCAGCGGCTCTGCCAGCATCACCAACATGCAGCCGCCAACTTCTGCCTTGCTGAGCTACACCGGCTCAAGCACAGAGGAAAACTACGTCAACGGCACTCGTATCACCATCATCACGGATGGTACGGCGGCATGGGCGACGGGTGGCGGTGGAACAGGCATTGCGATTGCTGGAACAGTAGCTGCTTTGACGGCCGGAACGTTCATTGACTTTGTTCTGGACGGCAGTTTGACATCGCAGCTCTGGTATCCATCTCGTAAGGCATAAAATCTCAGCCCGCGGGGCGGCGGGGACTCCGCCCCAATTTGAAGGAGAGATATGGCGACACCAGCAATTCTACCTTTTGCGGCAACGCCTGGAACTCTGGCAAGCAGCAAATCAGGCGCATTTCTGGCAGGCGAAGTCATTCAATCGTTGCAGAATGCCTTCCAGATGGATTACCGGACAGACACTCTGCTTACTTCGGCGCAAATCCTTGCTTTGCTGACAGTTCCGGTAACGCTTGTTCCGGCTCCTGGTCCTGGCCTAATGATTTGCCCTGAGACGATCTTTATTCGCGTTTCAGGGGTTACGGCAGCCTATACAGACGTTGGCGGGGCAGTCACTTTTTCAATTGGCTCCATGACAGCGACTTTGGCGGCCAATACTGTCTTTACCGGGCCTACTGCCGGCCAGCGATCGCAGCAAATCTTTGCTTTTGGAGGGACTTCGACAGCGGCTGCACCTCCGACGAACGAGAATGCTGCATTCACCATTTCCAAGGCTACCAACAACTTTGCTGCGGGCAGCGGCACTGCCCATATCACTGTGTTCTACACGGTAGAGACAACGACTTAAGGAGAAGAAATGGGACACAATCCACATCCGCACGGCCAGAAAGTCATGCTTCCTGAGCATTTGAACGATCACATCATGAACCAGCAAGGCGAAGTAGGATTGACGAAGGTTGGGAAGCTGCCGGATGCGCACCGCGAAACGCACCGTGACGAGCATCCTTACCCCAATTCATTCAATCCAGTTCCGAAGGCAGGTCGCGGCCAGCCGCATGGTAAGCGTGTCGAGCCTGACGCGTTTGGCGGCAACAAGGATGCTGAATAATGCCAATCCCGCAGCCAAAGCAGAAGCCCACACAGCTTGAAGTCCGCGATCCAAACTATCCTAAAGCGCTGTACAAGAAAGCGGCCAAGGGACAGGGAGAAGAAATATCTCCAGCTTATCCGCGAATCATTGTCTCGGAAGCAGGCCAAGCGCAACGCGTCAAGGACCGCCATCCCTACGTGACTTGCTGGGCGGAAGACGCCGACGACGAAGCTGCTTTGCTTGAAAAGGGCTGGTCAACGATCCCAGAAGCGGCAATAAACTAGGAGGGCGCCATCACCGGTGGGGACATAATAGCAAGCGCTCTCCGGCTCATCGGTGTTTTGGCAAGTGGCGAAACTCCTTCGGGCATGGAAGCAGCCGATGGGCTTGTCATCCTCCAGCAAA